TCGCGGTGAGACGCTCATTATCGGGTCTTCCAAAGAGACTCGATAACATCGTGAGTAAGCTCGGTATCATACCAAAACCCACGACTGTCTGTAGAATGAGACTGTTTTATACGTTTAATAATAGCTGAGTTCCTTTCGCTAAAAGGTGATCCACTTTTGAAAGGTGTAAATAACTCTGAGAAGAAAAACATCCTGCGGAGAGGTTTCCCAACTCTTAAACGTTTCCAAAAATCTAAGCATTCAGAACTATTTCCAAAGACTGCGAAGAATCTCGACTGTAAAAGTTCTTGCTTTGACATTTCTGGGAAATTTCCACTACCAAAAATTGCTGAAGCTACAAGAAGTTTTTCTGGTCTATAAGGTTTATTATTAATCCATAAAGAACCTAAAAAGAAACACTTATTAACACCAGGTAGAACAACAGGTATTTCAAGTTCCATGGTCATACCAAACTGTTTTGAAGCATTTTCAATGAGAAATTGAATGGATATAGCTTCTTTGGTACCAAGAATTAAATCATCTCCTGATACACCAAGTTTATAATAGTAATCATATGGGTTTATACCTCTAGATTTTAAATAATTGTACATAAGTATAGTCATTAAAATCCAATTAGTTTTTGAATTATCAATTGACGTAAAGCCACTGCCAGAGACAGTCCCAATAAATCTTCGAACTAATTCTAAAATTGGATGGAAAGCAGGCAAAGTTAGATAATAATTTCGACAGATAATATAAGCCTTTAATAGAAATTTTGAAAAGGGTAAGATACCAATCCAAAATTCAAAAGAAATGACACTTAAAACTGGCTGTCTGAATATATCATATTTTCTATGATCTAAACAGTAAGTGTAAAGTCCTTCAAACTCTGATACATAATCAGAGATTTCCAACTGAGTTTTTCCTATAACAACACAACTATCAGAAGGTAGATATGCTTTTAGTAATAGGAAGAAGAAAGATTCTATTACTTGCTGATGAGCTTGTACAGCATGTACAACTCTAGCTTTAAAACCTGAAGATCTAATTTGTCCACGCATAAAGG